GTCACTCCTACCATCTTTGGTACGGAAGACTTCGTGCCACGTAAGGGCGTGATGACTCGATATGCTAAGAAAATGGTTCGACCGGATATGTACGGTCTTGTCGTTGTTCGCGGCTTGTTGGGAGAAGCAGGCGCTACAGCTTAACAGATTGTAATCAATCGTAGAATTAGCCTTGGCTCTTTATTGGGTCAAGGCTTTTTCTTTTTATTTAATAGACACAGTGTGGCAACTTATTTTTCTTTCTAATTACCCTGTGGATCTTTATAGATTCACTAAACCATACTTTAAGGGGGAAAATAAATAATGGGAACAAAAAGAATAGGACTTGCAAGAATGCAAGCCTTAATAGAAAATTTAAAGAGAGAATTAAGCTTAAATGGTACTAACCTGACAGGCGAGAAAGTCAATGTAACTAGCGTAACCGCCGATGCGTCTTTGACTGCGAACGACTCTGGGAAGATGTTTGTTTTTACTGATGCAGCTGCAGTTTTAACTTTACCAGATTCTGGCGCTGGTGATATAATTGGAGTAACTTATTCGTTTATTTCCAATTTCCAAGGAACTGGTCAAGAGGTAAAGTGTGCTGACACAACGAATGAAGTGATGATTGGCTCTGTATCAGTTGCCGATACTGATGATATCACATCCGCAGGCACATTTACTGCAGAAGCAGGCCAATCTTTCTCATCTATAGAGATTACAAACGCACAAGAAGGCGAACCCGGTAGTACGTGGAAACTTACAAATATAGCTGCTGATGTATGGTACATTGAAGGCACAATGCTGTCTGCTGGTACTTCAGCAAATCCATTCGCGACGAGTTAATAATTCTTTAAGTAGATATAAAATATATCTTTATGTTTTACCCCCTCTTCGGAGGGGGTTTTTTCTTAAAAACAAATCATTGCTCAAAAACAAGATTGGCCAAAAACGGCGCCCAACCATTTTTTGAGATTTTGATTTTTTACAACTATTTATAAAGACAAAGGAGAATTTGTTATGGGTAAAAAAAGACGTATCATAAACAATAAAAGTAAATTTGGTTCAAAATATAGCACGCATCCAGCGCTCACGTCGGACACTGAGGAAACGACAGTTGAAGCCCCTGTTATAGAGAAAACTGTACTTGAAACGACCCTGCCGCCTATCCCAAAAAAGAAAACGGTCGTTACGCCAACTAAAAGTATACTTAACAAAAATAAAACCACCAAGTCTAAGTAAACTTTCTGCTTGATTCACACTAATTACATTTAGCTAGGAGAATCAAAAAGAATGGCTTTACCAACTTTAACACCTGCATCTACGACCAGCGCGATAACGCTTCCTTCTGCGAGCTTACCTGCCGCTGCCGCTGCCGCAGCGTTTCCTTTTTCTGTATATACTGCGGATGATTACTTTTTGTCCGGAGCAGCAGATCAAGTTGCTTATACCTACAAAAAGCTTGGCGGCGACGTACTTGACATTGAGTTAACAAAAGAGCAAGTATTCTCTGCTTATCAGGAAGCATGCTTAGAATATTCTTATCTTCTTAACATTCATCAAGCTAAAAACAGCTTAAAAGATTTGTTGGGAGCTTCAACTGGCTCCTTCGACGAAGATGGACAATTACAATCTGGTCATGATTTATCCGGCTCACAAGTTGGTTTAAAGTTCCCAAAATTCTCTTTTACAAACGCACGCAGGATAGCACACGAATTTTCAACTGAAGCCGGTTTTGGAGGCACAAAACCACTCTATTCGGCAAGTTTTAATACGACAGAAGGTATACAAGACTATGACCTACAAGCTATTGTATCTGCCAGTGCTTTAACGTCCGGAATTCCTTATGAGGGCAAGGTCGGAGACAATAGGATAAACATAACCAAAGTTTATTATAAGACGCCGCAAGCAATGTGGAGATTTTATGGTTATTATGGTGGTTTAAACGTTGTAGGCAATCTTTCCAGTTATGGTCAGTTCTCTGATGATGCCACTTTCCAGCTTGTACCTGTTTGGGAAAATAAAGCCCAAGCAATGGCCTTTGAAGACGCCATATATACAAGAAACAGTCATTATTCATACGAAATAAAGAACAACAGCATAAGGGTTTATCCAAGCGTAAATATTGTTGGCCCAACAAAGTTTTGGATTCAGTTCTTCTTAGATACACGAACACCATGGGCAGAAGAGTCCAGTATTAAAACTGGAGTTGATGGGATTAACAACATCAACAGTCTTCCATTTGAAAATACACCGTACCAAAAGATCAATTCTATTGGTAAACAATGGATTCGAAGGTTTGCCTTGTCGCTTTGTAAAGAAATATTAGGAAATATTAGATCTAAATTTGCAACTGTGCCGATTCCGAATCAATCTGTCACGCTCAATGGCGCCGCCTTAATCACACAAGCAACAACTGAACAAGAAAAGCTGCGAGAAGAGCTTAAAACGATATTCGATGAACTTACATATACAAAAGTTTCTGCGCAAGATGTAGAAATGGTTGATTCTCTCAACAAAATTCAGGAAAAAGTTCCTAATTTAATTTACACGGGGTAATAATGAAAAATGTCAGAGAAAAAAAACAAATGGACACAACCAGCGCAGCCCCCACCGCCCTTATTCTTAGGTAAAAAGGAACGCGACCTAGTTAAACAAGTCAATGACGAACTCATTGAACGAGTTGTAGGTCAGACCGTGGCTTATTATCCTATTAGTACAACGCACACTGATTTCCATCCAATTTATGGAGAGGCAATCAAAAAATCTTTTTTAAATCCCATTCGCGTTTACGCTTTGGTGGAATGGGGAGGATATACAACTGAAATTACAGATTTTGGTGTCGACAGAAGAGCCCAATTGACGGTGAACTTTCACAGAAGAAGGCTGACTGAGGATCAAGATCTTTTTGTCAGAGAAGGCGATTTTATTTTGTACGACGACCAGTTTTATGAAATATTGACTGTTGCCGAAATAACGCCAATTTTCGGACAAGTGGAGCATTTTATGGAAGTACAAGCAAAATGTATTAAGGCCAGAGAGGGACTATTCAATGGCTGATAACACTGGTATAAAAAATGCTGATGACATCTTAAAAGATGTAGAAATAGACCCCTCGACTATAGAAAATATCGATATTGCCATGTACAGGTTTATCGACGAGCGGCTAAACATTTCAGCAACATCAAATGATGGTTTTAAAAAGGTGCCGGTATTGTTTGCAAGCGCCGAGCGCTCTTTTCTGGTTAAAGAAGAAAGAGCGGTGGATATTAGAGATGAACAAGGTACCTTAAGATTTCCTCTTATAAGCATCCAAAGAACTAATTTGCAAAAAAGTGCTGGAGGTCTGAAGCAGGGAACGTTTATCGGCCCCACGCCATTTTTTGTGGATGCTATTCATGGTAGTTACATTCAGATCAATAGAAAGATAGTTCGTGATAAAACAAATAATGTTGCTGTTGCTAATAATATCAAAAACTTAGGAGGTATAAGGCGTACACCAAATGGACAAGCTTACTACCCCGGAAAAAACGATAAGCAAGTTATAGTGGTTAGTTATTATATTCCAAGGCCAACTTTTGTTAATGTGACATATACCGCAACTTTAAAAAGCAACTATATACAGCAAATTAATGAAATGGTAACCCCTTTTATAACAATGGGTGGATACGCTAAAGATTTTGTTATAAATAACAAGGGTCACAAATATGAGGGCTTTTTCGATGGCACCTATTCACAGCAGAACAATGTAACTTCTTTTGCAGATAATGAAAGAATCTATACAACCACAATGACCTTTACTGTGCTTGGTTATTTAATGGGAGAGGGCAATAATCAAATCCGTCCAAAAATTATAAAAAGAGAAAATGCAGTGAAGGTAAAAATCCCCCGCGAGCGAGTTATCCTAGGAGACATTCAAGAGTTTGACCCCGACAGTGGCTTTTACCGCGATTGATAAAGCACTTTGGTAAAAACAAAACTATTTATTAAGACATAACATGCAATTTTTTTAAAAAACCTGTAAGGAGAATTATTTCATGTCTTCACGCAAATTCAAATTTATCTCACCGGGGGTTTTTATCAATGAAATTGATAATTCTCAACTTCCCGGCCTACCAGCAGACGTTGGACCCGCTCTAATTGGTAGATTCGAAAAAGGTCCAGCTTTAAAGCCAACTCAAGTAAATTCATTTGAAGAGTTCGTTAATGTTTTTGGTAAACCCATTCCGGGCGGTCAAGGCGGTGATGTTTTTCGTGAAGGCAACTACACTGCTCCTACATACGCAGCATACGCAGCGCAAGCATATCTTAGAAATAACTCTCCAGTAACAGTCGTACGTCTCGTTGGAGACACAAACAAAGATGCAACAGGCGCCAGCGCTCATGCAGGTTGGAAGACAACAAATACAGTTCCAAGTACAACTGCCACATCAAATGGTGGAGCTTTTGGTCTTTTTGTTGCAGAGCACGATACATTCACCATGACGTGCACGGTTTTAATGAGTGGCAGCTCTGGAGGGTTTTCCGCCGTAGCCACTGCTCTTTCTTCATCAATCGTTCTTAGTGGTACGAACATATGTACCATTACTGGCTCTATTGGCGGGGTAGGATCTGCAACTGATTCTGTACATTCAGCCTCATTCGGTACCGGCAGCATGCCAGCTACTGGCTTAACGGACACAGAAATCGCAGCCAACATTGTTGAGGCAATCAATAGTGGTACTACTAGTGGTCAAATTCACGGCTTTTCAGCGACAAACACAAATAACATTATTACTTTCACCGCCCCCGGTATCGACGCCACTATCACGCTTAGTGGTTCCGGCCTTAATATGGCAAGTTCGGATGGACTTTTCAACTTAACTTCGTCTGATGCGACAACGACTTTCTCTCACAACTCGCGAACAGGCGTCTCGTCTTCTGTACATATCCCGTATAGTGGTACTTTGGCTGCTATTTGGTATTTAAACCAAGGGACAATTGAATTGTCTGGTAACACCATCGCCGGCTCAGCCGGCACCGCACTCGCGACATGCAGTGCTGGTATACAAGTCCGACCGGTCGAAGACAATAAAACATTCAAAGTGCGTATTACAAGTAATGGCTCAACAACCGTTGAAGACACCGCATTTGATTTCAATATTAACTCCCCTCGCTTCATTCGCAAGAGGTTTAATACCAATCCAACTTTGACAAACGCAACAATTGTCGAAAACAGTGAAACTTATTTTCTTGGCGAAACTTTTGAGGGTCATGTTAATAACACATTTGCACAGACAAGCAAAAATAATTTATATGGTTTTATAGCTCCTCTCACCACTCCTGACAAAACTACAGCAGTTGGTGGAGACTTTAAATTTGACTATACCAAAATGTCCACTAGCCAAGGCGCGCTAGCCAAAACAGGCTGGTTCATCTCTCAAGATCTTTCTACAAATTTCAGTAGCTATGCTCCCGCTAATATGACTAAATTGTTCCGAATCGTTGGTCGACTGACTCGCGAAGATGTCCAAAGTAATATAAAGATTTCTATTCAAGATATTAGAAAATCGACAGATCCGAACGATCAATACGGCACCTTTTCGGTGGTTATAAGAGACATTCAAGATACAGACGCTGCTCCGGTCATTCTGGAACAGTTTAATAATTGTAATTTGAATCCGGCTTCTGACAACTATGTTGCTAGAAAAATTGGCGATAAGTACGAAACATGGGATTATCCATCTAGAAGGTATAAAGAGTACGGGGACTACACTAATGTTTCTGACTATGTGAGAGTTGAAGTTGCATCCGATGTTGGCGATGCCGTTACTGACCCGCTATTTCTGCCATTTGGTGTGTTTGGTCCGCCCAGATATACTAGATGTCGAGTGGCTGGATCGGGAACTCTTGGCGCCGATGACACCGGCTTAACAGCTATAGCCGCCGGCGGGACGTTTTTGGCAAAAGGATTGGCTTATGCAGGATCCCGCCCCACTGATACGGGCCCGGGCACCGCAGTTGTGTTTACTTCTTCGCTCCATGCAGTTGCAGTACCCACAAGGATTAAGTTCCCGGAAGTCCGTTTGAGAATTTCAAGTTCTGAGGGTTTTGTAGTTGACCCTGCGGATGCTTATTTCGGAGCGGATACAACTTATAATTCCAATCAATTTGATAAGAGTGTACTCGATGTTCTCCGCGCAAAGGCCGATGGCATAGATTCTCATACTTCTGATGGTACCACCACAGAGAATTCATGGGTATTCTCCTTGGATAATGTTAGAAATGCCAAGGTTTCTGCCTCTCACTACACTTCTGATTATGCTGTCGACGCAGTATATGACGAAAAAGCAAGAACTAGTGAATTGGCGTACAATAATCACACCGGATCGTCTGCCCAAGCAACCGCCCCGATCAATTCAGCCACAGCTTCATACGAAAATGTACTGGATGCTGGGTTTGATAGATTTACCACATGTTTACATGGCGGATTCAATGCTTTGGACATCACGGAGCGCGAACCATTCCGCAATACTTTGCTTGATGGCAAATCGGAAACCACCAACTATGCTTTCAACTCTCTGACCGTTGCGATCGATTCGTTACGAGACCCAGAAAGAACTGAATATAACATGGTTGCAATGCCCGGTATTACTAATAACAGCTTGAACAGCAAACTTGTAAGAACCGCTGAAAACCGCGGCGACGCGCTTGCAATCATTGATCCACAGGGTGGGTTTGTTCCAAATACTGAGGGAACAGATTCCATCGAAAATAGAATTGGAACTGTTGCAAGCACAGTTAACAACATGCAGCAAAACTTGAAGCTAAACTCAAGCTATGGTGCTGCTTATTACCCATGGGTCCAGATCCGCGATAATGTTAACGCGGCAACCTTGTGGGCGCCACCTTCCGTGGCGGCAATTGGAGCAATGGCCTACTCTGAAGCAGTTTCAGAACTTTGGTTTGCTCCCGCTGGTTTCACTCGCGGTGGCCTTTCGGCAAACAACGCTGCTGGAATTCCAATCATTGGAGTCCGACAACGATTAACTTCGAAAGACCGCGATAAATTGTATGAGAATAACATTAATCCGATTGCAAGCTTCCCAGCCGAGGGTATTGTCATCTTTGGCCAGAAGACGCTTCAAACGACGCCTTCTGCCCTTGACAGGATTAATGTTCGAAGGTTGACTATTTTCTTGAAACGAGAAATTTCAAGAATTGCAGCCACTCTGTTATTCGACCAGAATGTTAAGATTACTTGGAATAAATTCCGAGGTCAAGCAGAAAGCTTCCTGAGTGGTGTAAAATCTGGACTAGGTTTGACTGATTATAAAGTTATTCTAGACGAGACAACAACTACACCAGATCTCATTGATAGAAATATACTCTATGCTAAGATTTTTGTAAAACCGGCTCGTGCCATTGAATTTATTGCCATCGACTTTATTATCACAGATAGTGGAGCAGCATTTGATGATTAAAAAAATTAGTTACTATTTAAAATTAGAGATTAAGGAGACTTTATAAAATGGCATTTTGGAGTGATAGCACTGTCGAACCAAAAAGACAATTTAGGTGGCTTCTGTATTTGCCAACTGACACTGGCGTTGCAGGCGCAGCAGCAATTCAAACATATCTTGTAAAATCGGTCACAAAGCCCGCGTGGACCATGACTGAGACACCAGTTAATTTTATGATTCACACCTTTAAATATCCGGGACGCCTAACTTGGAACAATGTCTCTGTAACATTGGTTGATGCGATTGATCCAGATACTTCTGGTATTTTAAACAAAATTGTACAATCTTCAGGTTATAGAATTCCAGATACTGAGGATAATGCTATTTTCTCATTTTCGAAAAGTAGCGCTATTAATTCGCTTGGTACACCAAGACTCGTACAAATCGACTCCGGAGGAAATGTCCCCGGTGTAGAAGCAACTCCGCGGGAAATTGAAGAATGGACTATGGTTAATGCATGGGTAAATAAAGTTCAATTTGGATCTCTTGATTACACCAATGACGGATTAAGCGAAGTACAGTTAGACATTTCATATGACTATGCACATTATAAGGGAGATTTCCAGCGAAATCGTAAAGAGCTTAAGTCCATCTTATAGGATTTAAAAAATGTCTCACTTCTGGTCATCAAATACTAAAAAATCATACATTGAGCCAAAGCGCGAATTTCAAGCTATTGGCATAACCGACTTTGTACAACCTTTTCTTATACAAAGTATGACGAAGCCATCATTTCAATCAATTTCTTCACAGACAGTTAAAAAAATATTAAAAAATGGTACAATAAAGACTGAGAATCATTATAAAAATGATTATCGTTTAAACTCAATTGATATGACTATTATTGATGCCTATGATTTAGAATTGCAAGACAACTTGTTGAATTCGTTGAATAAATCACAAACCATCTTTGATATGTTAACAGCCGGCGGTTGGACCCTACAATCTAATGAGAGATCTCAGGGCATTTTAACGATGACGAAGGAGCTTTTAAGGTTTCCAAATTTTCAAATATTAGAATTAACCCCGCATGCACGTAGCACAACCGCAAGAAAGACAAGTGCAATCGCTTCAGCGGTAACTGACATTGTGGGCGACTTGCTAAGTGGAGATTTCAGCTTGGGAAGCTTAGCAGAAACTGCTTCAACTGCGGTTAACTTCTTAGGGGAAAACGTTGCAGGGGTTTGGACTATTAGTAGGCCGGTAATTACTGGTGTTAATTTTGGTGATTTTAATTATAATGGAGATGCCATAACAACAATTAGAGTATCATTGGCATACAATAACTTTAAATACGAAAAAAGTTTAGTTTAAAATAAATAAAAAAAGAGGTAAATATGAGACAAAACGATGAAAGGATTGGGAGTCCTGCTCCTCCTGCTCCGGTGATACCACAAAGCAGTGCCGGCGTATTAAATTATGTAATACCAACAGAGATTGTTGATCTGCCAAGCAAAGGCCGCTTTTACCCCTCGGATCATCCTTTATATAATAAGGAATATGTTGAAATAAAACACATGACAGCGAAAGAAGAAGATATTTTAACTTCCGCTAGTTTGGTAGAAAAGGGCATTGTTTTAGATCATCTCATTCAGAGTCTATTGATTGATAAGAGCATTAATGCCAAAACTTTGTTCGGCGGAGACAGAAATGCAATTCTTTTGAATGCGAGAATCAATGGCTACGGTGCAGATTATAAAGCAACGTCCCAGTGCACTGGTTGTGGTCATTTTACAAATGCTGAATTTAATCTCGAAAATATAAAAAACAAAGAAATAAACACAGATGGCGAGCCCGTTGTAGAATTACCCAAAACAAAATACCCTGTCACTTTTAGATATTTAACAGCTCATGAAGAAGAACTGCTACAAAAAGAAGTCGAGAAAAGGTCAAAGTTGGGATACGGCGACAACGCGCTAACAACTTTTCTTAAATTTATTATAACCTCTATAAATGGAGTAAAAACTACAGATAGCAGTATTAACGAATTTATTGAAAATATGCCAGCTGCAGACGCTAAACATATTAAGAACTGTTATGTTGATACAAAGCCTGATGTTGATTTCTTTCTAGAAGTCGAGTGTGAGTCTTGTTCACATACAGAAAGGAGAGAAGTGCCGATTACGGCACAGTTTTTTTGGCCTCAGTCATGATTATATGCGGCAGGTATATAAGATTTTCCTCATGTTTAAAGACAATTCAAATTGGTCCTTTTTAGAACTTTATAACCTACCCGTTGCTTTACGTTCATGGTTTATTGAAGAATTCATTGAGCAAAAAGAGCGACAACAAAAAGCATTAGAAAATAAACAACGCTAAACTATTTAATATCAAGAGGTAATTTGATAAATGACTGATGAACTAAAGCCGGTACTCAATAAACTCCACGAGTCCGTGAAAGAGCAGACCAAAGCAGCAAACAGGATGGCAAAAGCGGCCGAAGACCTTACTGGTGCCGCCCCGGGAACAACTACGTTGCCCACCGACCCCGGCGGAGCAATGCCAAACATCATGCAAGATACAAGAACTGGTAAATTGGGCGAAGTTAGTTTGTCTGAGGCGTCAATTAATGCGTTGGTAAAAGGTATTGCTGCAGGTGCCACAATGAAAATGATGGCACCGGGCGGAATCCCCGGCGGAGGCACCGCCGCAGGTACCGTCAAAGCCGGAATAGGTTATGCCGGAGAGCTTGCCGACCAAAGCCCTGCTCTGAATGCACTTTCCACTGCATTTGCCAACTTTAGGAAAGAATTCTTAGCTACGGATTTTAATTTTGACAGCGTTACTGAAGGAATAAAAGGTTCGGAACAAGCGCTCAACAAATTAAATGTTTCCTCTGATAAAGTTATCATTGCCATGCAAAAATTGAAGAATGCTTCTCCTGCAGTGCGTACCGAATTGATGAAGAATGGAGAACAGGGCAAAAAAAATGTAGTTCAGTTAGCGGCCATGGCCGCACAATATGAAGCAATGGGCGTTGCACCAGAAGAGTTCGCCTCGGCCATCGAAACAGCGAGGAGCAGCTTGGGTCTTTTTACAAAATCAGGCCAAGTAAATGCAGCGGAGCTTGAAAAGTTAATGGGCAAAACTTTGGCTCTGTCAAAGGCATACAAGACACCGTTAGGCTCAACCATAAAAGAATTAACACAGTCGTTTCCGGAACTGGCAATAATGGGCCTAGGTCCTCTCATAAACAACTTTGATAAGTTGACCAATGTTGCTACACAAACAGGAGTAGAGATTGGATCTTTTATGAAAATGTCTGAACAGTTTAATACTTTAGAAGGCGCCGCAGATGTTGTAGGAAACCTGTCTGCCGTACTGAAAGGCACCACAGTCTCAGTTGGCGAAATGCTCGCCGCCGAACCGGCTGAAAGGGTACAAGCAGTATTAGGTGATATTAGAGGCGCCATTGAAGAGGGTCGTTTTGAGCTTGCTGAAGGCGGCATGGAAAGGGTTTATCAAGTTCAAGCATTGGCTCAAGCGGCCGGAGTAACCTCAGAAGAAATGAACAAACTTCTAAGAAACACAACAGATGTTGAAGAACTTTTTGAAGCCAGAGCAGGCAAAGCCAAAACAACCTCCGAGGAGGCCGCAAAGGCCGCAGCAGATATGATTTCAGCCGAAGAGAAAAAGAAATCAGTTATGACTACGCTTGCCAACGAAGTCGTTAATGCTAAAGGTAATTTTAATAAATTTACCGAATTAGTAAATCAGAACACAGAGGTGATGCGAACAAATATTGGCAACTTTGGAAAAGCTATTGGTGACCTTTCTGCTGTTATGGCCGGTGTAAAAACCAGTGTAGAAGCAATGTCTGGCCCGGAAGGAGGAGCCGCCGGAGGCGGGTTCTTTGGTACACTTCTTTTTGGCCGAACAGATGTCTTTAAAACCAATATGGATGCCGTTGAAGGTGTTGTAAAGAGATCGGATGATATGCTAAAAAAACTTGTAGAAGGATTTGGACTTTATAAGGGCATTCTTGATACAGAGAAAAAAGATCCTGAAAAAGCGGGAGGCAGCACTTGGATACCGGAAAATAATACTAATAATACTACACCACCAGCAGCACAAAATAACAATCAACGTACCCAAGTAATGCCGAATGGAGACATTACCGTTACAACCACGCAAGTGCTCCCAGTAAATATATTAACCGAAGCAGTAAACAAGGGACAAACGAATAAATTATAATAAATAGGAGATTAAGCAGTTGGCAGATTTTGGAAAAATAATTCAGACAGTAAAAGATGTTTCAGCACTTTTTAACGGCGGGACTGTCAAAGGAATGGTTGATGAAGATGTCGAACTCCTAGAAATTGAGCCCCTTCACACAACAATAAACGGTGAAAGCATTGCTGTTATAATTGAGCCGGTTGATTTATCAGTTGATAACAATGTTCGCATTCAGATGGGCGGCGGCGGAAATTACTATGGCCGTGCAGATAATATTCCATCATACTCCGGAACAAGTAGATCACTGCGCATAACTTTTAAAATGGTCAAGAGTTTTATTTTGAATGGCGCCGAAGCTGTTTCTAGTAATGCAATGACAGCCAACCTTTTGCAACAGCTTGTATACCCTGCATATATGACTACTGCAAAACAAAGTACTAGTGTTTTGAAAACGCCACCTTATTTTAGAATCCTGTATGGAGATATCATTGGAGATTTCAAGGGCGGCCAAAGAAAGGGTCTGCCGGGTTATATAACTAGCTTGGATGTATCAATGAGAGAGCGCGGAGGACTGGGAGAAAATTTAACCTATGGCGTGAATGACACTGTGCTTCCAGTTTCTTATGACGTAAGCATTAATTTCGATGTGCTACACGAACATACAGTTGGTTGGTATGATGGAAAGTTTGCCGAAGACGGCCGTACAAATTGGCCCAATAATACAGGTATTGTCATTGACCAAACTGCCGATGGCCCCGGCTTCGGCGGCGGAAATATTGTGGGTGAACTTTTGGGTGCAGCTGCAGCAGTCGGCGTTACCGCTTTGGTTGGGAAATCTTTACAATCTGGCGGCGGCTCATTAAGTATAAAGAAAAACTCAAATCCATTTAAGAAAGGATTATTGTAATGATATCGCGATTTAAAGACAGAATTATTTTTATCAACCAAGACGACAGGTATATTGATCAACTTAAAAAAAGAAAAGTTAATTTTATAAAACACTTTTCTACCCCGACAATGCACTATCCAAAGCCGGAAGATTTGGATGGGGTAATTATAAATATTGAAACTTATAAAGTTGGGGATCGCTTCTACAAATATTCCCAAAAATATTATGGAGATCCCGCTTACTGGTGGGTCATCGCACAGTTTAATCAAAAGCCAATGGAAAATCTAGTAAAGCTAGGAGATACTATATATATACCAACTCCTTTAACTAGGATTTTGGAGATCTTTGAAGGAGAATAAATGAGCTTACCTTCCATATCCGATTATATTGTTTCTTTAGGTAGCCAAGTTAAGAATCAGCAAAAGCTTTTGGGTTACTACGGAGAGCTTTATGAATTTTATAACGATAAAAGGCCCGACAACAAGTACATTTATTATTTAGACGAAAACCCATATCTTGAGCCAGCACAATCAACAACCCCAGAAGTTTTAAAGTTCTTCAGCGCTAATCCGCTGCAGCTAAGTATATTGACCCCCTCAATCAAAATTTTTAAAGTCTTTCAAAGGAAAAATGTTAAAAAAAGAATTGAGTTTCCTTTTGAAAACCGCATGGATTACAAGAGCTTTGAGAACCCAATAGAATATATTGGAGGCCAGACTCCTTTTATGGCGGATAGGTTTATGGGACCATTGGTCGGCCTGAAGGATTTAAATTTGTCATTTAAAGGCTTGGGTGGGAAAGGGGCCACCCCGGCAACATTGTCAAATGTTGTTGTTAACCTATCAATGGATTTCCAAGATGTCAAGATGCTGTTTAAGAACCTTGACGACGAAGGAAATATTAAATATAAGGATTTGTTTGCCAGCCCTGCAAAAGCCAATTACAGAATAGTCATAGAAATTGGGTACGGAATACCAGAGAATTTAAATTTAGATCTTGAACAAATGGCAAAGAAGAAATTAATTTTAAATTTGTTTCCCAATGGCGCGAAAACGAACATCACATACAACGAAAACGGCAGCGCCCAATTAACCACAACACTGGAAGGGTTTTCTGAAACTGTGGGGCAATCTTTGAACTTGTTGGATCCAAAGTATTATAAAAACATTCGAAAAGGCACGAATATGCTTGTCATGGACAAGGAAGAAGAATATTCCTCCTCAGAGCTAGAGAAAAAACGTGGAAATCTAGACAAGTTAATAAGACAGAATGAGTTTGACAAACAGATAGCAGCAACTGAAGCTCTTTCCGACGACCAGAAGCCTGACCTTAAAAAGTCGGGAGGGACTATTAAAAAGCTTGAAAAAGAGATTAAAGAGTTGCAAAGAAAAGCTCAGCTTGCCAAACAAGCAAAATCGATACCTCCGGTTTTCTCTTATATATCGGCACTATATGAGCTTGGAAAAATTTATTATCTAGAAATGGACAACGAACAATATAAAAAATATATTAAGAAAATTGCCCAAGGAGAACCAGTAGACGTTTCTACTCTAAGAATTGTGCCTGATGAAAATAAAAAAGTTAAATTGGCACCAAAAGATGTCCTAGACAAAACTCCGCCAAATGCGGTTGTGTTCTCTGGAGGAAATTTTAGAATAAGGAAGTTCAGTGGCGATAAAACCGACTCCGATTCAAGTTTTGAAAAAATAAAATTTTTCTATTTTGGAGATCTTTTGAATGTTATATTGAATAATCAAAGCGGCACCGGCCTAGGCCAAGATTTAGATGAAATGGGCGATGACGCCTTTAATATACTTTTGGGCCCCACAGTATACATCCAAAACAAAAAAAGCAAAAAAATCTACAGCATAGCGAACACTCCTATTTCTATGGATATGTTTTTGTTTGAACTGAATAAGATGATGCTTGAACGGGATCTCAAGTTCTTAAGTTTGAGAGGGTTTCTCTCTGATTTCATGAAAAGGTTCTTTGATCTAAAAATACTTGGCGGAGAGAAAGAGAAAACTGGTAAAGATTTACAATTTTATGCTGGTAGTCAAGTATATACACTTGATGAAAAAACCATTGACAAAGAAACTAAAACAATTAAGAACTTTGCCGACCACATGGGAGATGAAGGGACCACAAAAATTAAGGACTTCGTACTTCTAAAGAACATTTTGTATGATAAAAAAGTTAATAAGAAAAGGCGGAAAAAGTTAAATATTCCAACTATATTTTTAGGTGGTCCAGATAAAGGCCCGTTAAAATCAATTTCTTATCAACCTATTCACTTGAAAGGTCTCGCAGCACTGGCACTGTCACAACAATATAACGCGAATAAAGGTGACGAAGACTCAGTTGGAGACATCGATGGCGACTCCGTTTTGATAACTAGCAAGATGCGAGCCCAATTGAGCTTAAGGGGTAATCCGTTTTTAAACTTGAACGACAAGGTTTACATTGATTCGCGATTTGTGGACGGTGGCTTCTTCCAACAAAAAAACAATAATTTGTTTTTTACTGGGCTGTTTTATATCCATTCCCTTGAGCACAGTATATCGGGCAACGAATGGACCACAAACTATAGCCTATTGTATTCGGGAGAACTGAAGACGGAAACCTACAGTGCATCGAGCGCCGCTCCACCAAAACCGCAATCGGCTGCTCTCATGGAAGAGGTCAAGAGCAATAGTTCGGGCACAGTCAACAAAGGAGCAGCCCCGAAAGACAGCGACAAAAAGAAGCCAGACAGCAAAACTTCTAAATCTTCCACATCAAAGCCGGAAAAACCAAAGAAAGAGCCAACTGCAGTGACTAGCAAAACGGTCATGCCTGTGGATATTTTGAAAGATAATTAACATGAAAGGAATCTATTTATCACATGTTTAGTAACAACTCGTCGAAGGCTTCAGATTTCTTTAAAAGCAAAAAAGAATACGATGACATTTTCCCTGTAGTCCCCCAGAATAGACTTTATGATCTCTGGTACAAGAGACCTTATTTTGGCAAAATAGATTCAAAGGGGATTACGGTGTACCCTAAAGAAGAATTCTTAACGAATCTGGATGACAGAGGCCAACATAAAGCTTTAAACTTTGTTGCGGATGCCTTTTTAGAACTTCAAAGTTTTATCAGAAGGGCAAAAGACAGGAAAGTCTATCCATCTGATTTTCTTGAGGATTTTACTCCAAAAAGAGCATGGAAGTCTCTACCAGTGGAATACGATAAATACTTTGAAGACTTCATATTCAATCCCTTTTTAAACACGTACCTTGCAGATAAGAAAATTAAGACATTCGAAGGATTTGTAAATGAATACATTAGATACGCGAGGACAGTCGCTCCAGATGTCTCCATCACACAAAACGAGTATATCTTAGGAAGCAATTGCACCAATAAAATATCAGGACTTATCATAGATTTGATAGCAGAAGACCACGGAGACAATGAATTAAAGGCGGAAGAATATTTGCAAAAATTTGAATATTTAAACTTCATCAATCCTTGTAGAAATTTTGGATTCAGAATAAACAAACACGCTCCATGGCAATTAGTGGCAGACCTAACGAGTAAGGAAATCTCTCCGGGCCAGCCAAACCCAATGATAAAATACGCTGGAAAGTATGGGATATCTTTAGAGGGCAATGATCTTTTCGATGAATATTACTACACAGCCTCAGAAATAGACTTCAACAACTTTAAAAGATATTTGTATTTGCTCTACACGAGTTATTATTCAGTTAACTCGACATACAATAAAATAAAGGTAAGCCTTAAGTCGATAAAAAATGGCTCCCCACTTTTTTCAAATTATAAAACTCACTTGGTAAAAGAACTACCAGTTGAAAGCTTGTCAAATTATGTGGCATTTGAAAACAAATACGGCAATGAGTACTTTTTAAAATTATATTTCAAAATCAGACTCATTGAAAACAATAAAGAACATAGATATAGCGATTTGGTTTATAACGTACAAAATTATTATAGCCTAGGAGGCTCGAAAACAGCTTTGGACTATATCGACTTAAAATTAATAAATTCAAAGATATACACAGAGAAGGACAAAGAAATATTCTTTTTTGCTTGATTGAGAAAAAAAACTATGTATAATATTGACAATGTTGTTTCAGACGTTTGACGAGAAAAAAGATTGCTTCATGGTATATAAAAACCTTGAATTTCACAAAAACATTACACCCGATTGCGACAAAACATGGGCATATGCCCCTTATTTAAAGGATATGAATGTCGATTATGCTAATTTATTCGCCTTTGGCAAATCATTAGAAGAAATATGCCCCGACATCTGGCAAGACGACTTAAAAAGTATCGAGCGCAGGATAAAGGCCGTTCTAAAGTCGAGCGCTAGCGTTGGAATGAATCTCGGGGATATATGTCTTTACGACCTAATTCCCGAACACATGCTCAAAACATGGGCAACAGTAAAAAATAATATATGCGATCATGTCTTCCAAACTTTCAGCAAGCCAAAAAATTATGACTTGCTATTAAAAGTAGAAAAAATGATTACAGAAATAAAGCTGCAGCCTTTAGACATCGACCCGGAAGAAATTATAATAACGAATCTACAAGATAGAAATACCTATAATACTATAGAAACATGTGACAAGGCTATTTCTTATGATCAGTTCAAGACCAAAACTGGAAGATTGAGCACAAAAAAGAATTCTTTTCCTGTGATGACCTTGGCAAAGAAATATCGTAATGTTTTGAAGCCGACAAACGATTGGCTTTTCGAAATAGATTTTAATGCTTGTGAGCTACGAGTGGCTCTGGGGTTGCTGGGACAGGAGCAACCAGAAGGCGATCTTCACGATTGGAACCTAAAACATGTCTTTCTTAGGTCAAAAGATCGCGAAAATGCTAAAAAAAGGATCTTTGCTTGGCTTTATAATCCAAAAAGCAGTGAGGATAGGGTTGGCAAGATTTACGACCGAGAGAAGATCAAAAGATTGCATTTTATGGATAATAAGGTAACGACTATTTTTGGTAGAGAAATAGAATGTGATGATCATCATGCAGTAAGTTATATTATACAGTCAACAGCTGCAGATATTCTATTTGAACAAATGTATAAAGTGTGGGAACTTCTAGAAGGCCGCAAAAGCTTCATTAAGTTTTGTAATCATGATTCGATTGTAGTTGACTTTTCTGAAGAGGATCAACTTCTTCTAAATGATATAAAACACATTTTTTACGACACGCGCATGGGCAAGTTTAAAGTTAACTGCAGCGCTGGCAGGAATTGGCTCGACATGAAAGAGCTTTATATTAAATAAGAGGTATTGATGCAAACTGTTATTGGTCTAGGACAAGCCGGCTGCAATATTGCCGACTGCATGAAACTATATCCAGAGTATGATATATTAAAAATTGACACTGGACTCAAGAAAACAAAAAAAACGCTAGGCTTTAAAGAACAAAAATCCTCAGAGCTATACGAAGAAAAGACACCCAAAACCCTTAATAAGTTCTTGGAGGTCGTAGAAGATGAGACTTTGTTTATTACAAGTTGTGGCGCCGTCTCCGGAGCATCGCTGCGTATACTGGAGAAAATAAAAGACAAAACAAAAATAACGTTAATGTATATAATCCCCGACAAAGAGGGTATGTCAGAAATTCAAAAATTACAAAACAACACTTTATTTAATGTTTTTCAGCAGTTTGCAAGATCAGCGCTGTTCGAGAAAATTATTTTAGTTGACAACAATAAATTATCTGATATAATAGGTCCTGTTCCAATATTAAATTATTGGGAAAGTATAAATCAGATGATTGCTTCAACTTATCACATGATCAATGTTTTTGAACACAGCATGCCCGTTTTTACAACGTTTACAAAGCGTATTAATACTGCACGCATGTGTACAATTGGATTTGATAAATTTGACGAGGAAGAAGAAAAATGCTTTTTTGACCTTGACATTCCAAGAGAAAAAAGGTATTATTATGCTATACCTCATAGTGTTCTAGAACAGGACCCTATGTTGATGAATAAGATTAAAGAACAGGTTAAAAAATCAATAGAGCATGACAGAATGAAGGTGGGATACGCAGTATACTCCACAGAATACGATCAATCATATATCTATTGTGAAAGTAACAGTTCGTTAATACAAAAACTAGTATCTTAAGAGATTTATTAAGGTAGCTTTAACAAAAGGAGAAATTATTTATGGCTATTAATATGGAAAAAATGCGGGCCCGACAAGTGGCATTGAAAAACAACGGAAACGGCGGCTCTAACCGCTTTTGGCGTCCTCAAGATGGAGAGCAAACGATTCGTATTGTATGTTCTTCTGATGGAGACCCCTTCCGTGATTATTGGTTCCACTACAATGTTGGCGACCAACCCGGCTTCCTGAGTCCTAAGCGTAACTTTGGAGAGGATTGTCCTCTTGATAATTATGTGAAGCAGCTCTGGAAGGAGGGTAGTGAAGAGTCCAAGCGAGTTGCGAAGAAGCTTGGTGCTCGGCAACGCTTTTTTGCTCCCGTAATTGTACGAGGAGAAGAGAGCGAAGGAGTAAAGGTTTGGGGGTTCGGTAAGCGAACCTACGAAACGCTTCTGGGGCTCGTTTTAAATCCTGAATATGGCGACATCACAGACCCGGAGACAGGCACAGATTTGGTTATTGGGTACGGAAAGCCAGCCGGCGCGTCTTTCCCAGAAACCAAGATTACCCCTCGCCGCAAGTCGTCGCCTCTTCATAAGGATTCTGAGCGTGTTGTAGAATTGATGGAAGATGTTCCGGATTTTGAAGAAGTGTTTGAGTCAGGCCGAAAGACCCCTCAAGAGGTCGAAGATATCCTTGCTGCTTACTTAAACAGCGAAGAAGTATCGGATGAGCCAACGGTCTCTTCAACCGCAACAGTGAATGGCAATAGCGTAGATAAGGCGTTTAAAGAGCTTCTAAGCTAGACTAAATAACCGCAGGGAGGCATGGGTTTACAGATGTCTCATTGACTTAGAAAAAAAGGAAAAGAAATTGTTAATAAAAGCAGTTGAGTGTAAAGATTGTGGTGATATTATTTACTCAAGAGCTGATGAAGATTTTCGAAAGTGTTCCTGTGGCGCTGTGGAGGTAACTGGTGGTTGTACATATTTTAAACACTTTGCAATCCCCGGCGCAAATTACGAAGTTAAAAAAATAGATATCAACATTTCTCTTGACAAGTTATATAATGATTGGTATGATATGAAAGATGATTTTGGGCTTATAAGACCCGATAGGAGTAAAAATGGCGCTATTCAAGAAAGTGTATAAGAAAAACGATAAAGACTTTAGTAAGAAAATTAATGAAGTCGCTAAAAGATTCAAGGGCAAAGGCGGTGGCCCGGACAGCGAAACGGCCATCAACGCATTCAAACAAGACATAGGGGAAGGTTACGTAACTTTCTATTCTGACAATAGTGATATTACAAACCTACTGACCAGAAGCAAAGGGTATGTCCTAGAAATTGCCGACTACGGAGAAAATGTTATAATCAAGCTTGATAGAAAAGGTTTCCGAAGTTGCTTTCATGCATTTAAAATTTCAAAATAGGGAGAATAAATTTAATGGCTCGTAAAAAAGAAGTAAAAGCTGGAAAGCTTAGTATCGAACAAATGAGACAGCTTGTTAATAAAAAGGCTGGAATGCAAGTTGCTCATGACCTTAACGACGAAAACAATCCAACAAATGTAACTGACTGGATTCCAACTGGATCTCGATGGCTCGATGGAATCATTTGTCGAGGAAAGCTATCTGGCATTCCTGTTGGAAAAGTGACTGAGATTGCAGGTCTTGAATCGAGTGGCAAATCATATATGGCTGCTCAAATTGCAGCAAATGCTCAAAAGAAGGGCATTGATGTTGTTTATTTTGATTCTGAGTCTGCACTAGATAATTCATTTTTAGAGAGATCCGGATGTGACGCCAGCAAAATTCTTTATATTCAAGCAACAAATGTTGAATTTGTCTTGGAGACTATAGAAGAGCTTCTAAAATCAAACGATAATAGAATGCTCTTCATTTGGGATAGCTTGGCCTTAACTCCTTCTGTTTCAGATATCGAGGGCGACTTTAACCCTCAATCGACAATGGCGGTCAAAGCACGCATTCTTTCGAAGGGGATGTCAAAACTACTTGTGTCAATTGCCAATACGCAATCAACACTTCTGGTGTTGAATCAGCTTAAGGCGAACATTACACGTTCTCCATCTGAGGCGCTTACTACGCCATACATGACTCCGGGAGGTAAAACTCTTATCTACTCGTATTCATTACGAATTTGGTTAACTAGACCCAAAGCAAAAGCATCTTATGTTTATGATGATAAGGATTATCGTATTGGCAACACTGTAAAAATAAAGCTTGAGAAGTCACGATTTGGTTCACAGGGTCGCCAATGCCGGTTTAAAATTCTTTGGGGTGAAAAAGTGGGTGTACAAGACGAAGAAAGTTGGTTCGATGCCATCCAGTCCTCGGATCTTTTGCGGCGCTCCGGAGCATGGTATGAGTTAGTTTATGAAGACGGCACCGCCGAAAAATTTCAATCCGCAAAGTGGCTAGATAAGTTGGAGGTTTCGAAGTTTAAAAACAGAGTGCTTCAAATCATGGATGAGGAAATTATTAGAAAGTTCGATGAACGAACAGGGAAAGCCTCAGATTTTTATGACGAAGAAGGATAAATGGTATCCAAATTGCATTTATATAGTTAATGAACGGAAATACAAATAACACAATGAATAAAAGAGTGATGATCATAGATTCGCTGAATATGTTTCTAAGATCGTATATTGTCAACCCTACGATGTCGAAGGATGGTAATCCAATTGGTGGCACCGCGGGATTTCTTAAATCTTTACAGAAGCTTTCGAGAGAGATTAAGCCGGATACAATTATTATGTGCTGGGATGGTCGCGGAGGCAGCAGAAAAAGAAAACAAGTAAATAAAAATTATAAGGAAGGCCGCGCCCCTATTCGCTTGAATAGGAATATAAAAGTCCTAACCGAGCAACAAGAAAACGAAAACAGAATCTGGCAAATGCACAGAACTTTTGAATATCTCAATAATTTTCCAGTAATTCAATTAGTAGCAGACGAGGTTGAAGCAGATGACTTGATATCATATATCACTCGTTACTCTTGTTATAAGAACAACCAAAAGGTTATTATATCCAGCGATAAAGATTTCTATCAGTTGCTGGATGATAACACAGTTCTTCATCGTCCAATACAAAAAAAATTCTTAAATAAACATAACATTGTAAAAGAGCATGGGATTCACCCAACAAATTTTGCTTTGGCCCGAGCCATCGCTGGTGATAAATCTGATAATCTTGAGGGTGTACCCGGAGTTGGATTAAAAACTGTGGCCAAAAGATTTACTTTTTTCGAAGAAGAAAGAGATGTTACTGTATCAGAATTGGTTGAGTTTTGTTCCAATCAAGAAAGCAAAGTTAAGGCATATCAGTCTATAATAGATAATCAAGAACTAATTAAGGAGAACTATAGTCTTATGCAGCTCTATAGCCCAAGTCTGTCTATTCAGACAAAACAAAGTGTGGATTGGACGATTAATGAGTTTGAATATGAGTTTAATAAGACGAAAACAGACCTTATGATGCTTGAGGATGGCATCAGCGAGAATTATTGGTCCGATTTGTTCCAAGACTTTAGGCGTATTTGCCGGGATAACAAAGAATGATACTTTTTGAATTAGCAGCTGCAGCATTTGCCTTGACTATGATGGTTGGCTGTGCAGTGACTATGAAAAATAATAAATGAGTTTCAGGAGGAAAAAATGTATTTTTTAAAACCAATTGTTTTTGAGAATAGCTACGTGCCCGGGCTCCTGTCTAGGGTATCTCCGCTGAACATCAGCGCCGTCAGCTTTGCTTGGTTCGTGTTCTGCAGAGGAAAGATTACGGAAAGACTTAAAAGACATGAGACAATTCATTTCTATCAACAGGTTGAAATGCTTTTTATACTACAGTGGCTGCTGTACGGTATTTTTTATGTAATTGGTCGCTTTAGATACGACTCATGGGCCGAAGCTTATTTTAAAAATCCGTTTGAGCAAGAAGCCTATAACAATGAAAGCAACGAGAATTATTTTAAAGAGCGCAATTACTGGGCTTGGACTAAGTATATTTAAGAGGGCAAAGTGAGTGAAAAAATGTATATTAATATTAATAGTAATAATGATTACACCGTTTTCTCTTGCGAGTGCTCCACCCCAAAAACAAAAATTCTATGATTTCGGTGAACAATTAATTAATGGTGAGCTTAGGAAACCGACAGCAATATATACAGATGCCCGCCGACGAGCTAAATTCGAAAGGCTTCTTAAACTTAAAAAGAGTTTTCTTCCAAAATTATTTGACACAGCAAAGAATAAAGTTTTTAAATAAAACTTTTTTTTCAATCCTTATAACGACTTATAAAATAGCTTGACTTCTTTAATAAGAAATAATATACTTACTTTACATTTTAACGAGGTGACATGGAAAATCTAGGCGTCTTTGGTAAAAATTTCCAAGAAAATTTATGTAAA